CTGACGCCTGAGCAGCCAATGCGCAAGGAGCAGCTCGACATCGTTGAGAGCAGCTGGAACAACAGCGGCAAGAAGCTCGGCACGAAGGTGCTGCCGTTCGGGTTCAAATACTCCCGCATGGGCGTAGATCCACAAGCCGCCCAAATGAAGGAGCAGCGGGATTTCCAAAATCAGGAGATTTGCAGAATCTTCGGCGTGCCTCCCTCGCTCGTGGGCGTGCAGTCAAATACAACGTACAGCAACACCGAGCAGCAGGCCATTCAATTTGCCAAGTACACCATCGCGCCGCTCACCCGCCGCATCGAGCAGGAAATCAACGCGAAGCTGGTATACGAAGAAGACCGTGGGCAATTCATGGCGCGCTATGACATGAGCGACCTTCTGCGAGGCGACACCGCCGCACGTGCTGCTTATTACACTCAGGCGCTGAACGTGGGATGGATGAACCGCGACGAAGTGCGCCGCGCCGAGGGTCTTAACCGCATCGGCGAAGGCGGCGACGTGTTCACGGTGCAAGTGAATCAAATTGCGCTGAGCAAATTGGATGAATACAGCGCTAAAATCTCAAGCGATGAAAAACAAGGATGAATTCCAGCGCGAAATCCGCGCTAAATACGGCGACGATGTCGAGGTGCGCACGATGCAAGTGCGCGCCGCCGATGAGCCGATGGTGCTCGAAGGTTACGCCGCCACGTTTAACGACATCACCGACCTCGGCTATTTTCGCGAGCGCATTGCGGTTCGCGCTTTTGACGACTCACTTGGCGACGATGTGCGTTATTTACTCAACCACGACGGCCTGCCGCTCGCTCGCACGACGAACGGCACGCTGGAGCTGTCGGTCGATGCCCAAGGGCTGTGGACGCGCGCCACGCTGAGCGACACGCAAACGAGCCGCGATGTTTACGAAGCGGTTAAGCGCGGCGACATCAGCGAGATGTCGTTTGCTTTCACGGTCGCCGAGGAAGAGGTGGACAAGGAGCAGAACCTGCGCACGGTGACAAAGGTCGCGCGCCTGTTCGACGTTTCGCCTGTCACGTATCCCGCATATCCGACCACATCCGTGTCGGCACGATCCAAATTCGAGGCCTCCAAGGAGCAGCCCGAACCGACCCCCGAACCACCCGCGCCGACCATTTCTGAAGAGGTGCGTAAATTGCCCGCAGATAATCAACCCCAAATCCCTCAACGGATGAATTTCAAATCCTCCCAAGACGCTCAGCGGTACATTGACCAGCTGGACGCGCAACTGCGGAGCGTCAAGGACGTGGCCGCAGCAGAAGAGCGCGCGCTCGACTCTGATGAGTTGAAGAGCACGCAAGAGATGCTGTCAAAAATCGAAGCCGCCGAGGAGCAGCGCGATGCATTGACGAAGGTCGAGGCACGCATGAAAGCGCAAGCCGCCGCCGCACCTGTGGCAAAGGCCAAGGACACCGAGCTTGAGCAGGCCGTGCGGTCGTACAGCTTGGGCAAGGCCTTGCGCGAATCCGCTGAGGGCAAGCTCACGGGCCTTGAAGCTGAGATGGCACAGGAAGCCCGTGCCGAAATCAGCAAGCTCGGCTCATCCGCTCAAATGGGCGAGCTGCAAATTCCTGCATCCTTGCTCCGTCAAGCCGACGAAATCCTGCAAAAGCGGGCCGGTGTTTACGGCGTGGACGCAACGCAGTCAGGCGTGGACGCTGCCGTTACGACGGTCGGCACGGACGTGCTCACGTTGGTCGGTGCATTGCGTGCCAACAGCTTGCTCAACCGCCTCGGCGCAACTGAGCTGCAAGGGTTCACCGGCGACATCAAGCTCCCGTCATTGCCTACTGACGCGGCAGAAGAGCCAGCAGAAGGTGCAGCCATCACGGGCAACACGGGCGCGTTCGCTGCTCAGACCTTGACCCCGCAGCGCATCGGTCAGCAGATGAAAGTGACGCGCCAAGCGTTCTTCCAGACCTCCGGCAACATGATGGACGTGATCGCAGCCGACTTTGGCCGCTCAATCGCAAACGTCAAGGACAAGATTGCTCTCAACGCTATCCACGGCGTAGGCGGAGCAACTGCTCTTGCAGGTGGAACTGGCACGGTGGTACTCGGAACTGAATCCGGCACGAACGACCTCGCTGCCACGGACGCAGCCGACATCCGCAACCTGTGGGCAACCATCACGGCGAACGGCGCGGAAAATAACACGCAATTTGTTGCGCACCCGACCATCGTCGCACACTTGATGTCGCTCGCTAACGTGAGCAGCGTGGACGCGCTCGTAAAGGACGGTCGGATGTTGGGCTACGACCTCATCACGTCAGGCAGCGTGCCAAGCATCGACGCAGGTGCGGTGTACGCGTCTGAGCTCATCGACGGAGGCGCAAACGTTGCGCTCGGCGCTGCGACCGGATGGGACGCGCTCAAGTTCGTCTACTTCGGCGACTGGTCTGACATGTTCCACGCAATGTGGGGCGGCCTTGATGTCACAGTTGACCCGTACACGTTGCGCTCAGAAGGTAACATCAAGATTGAGGTGGACACGTTCTTCGACGCGAAAGTGCGCCGCGCAGGTGCGCTCGGTGCATTGCCTGCATCAGCGGTCGTCATCGCTGGCGCTGACGCTTGAGGATAACCTTGCTGCATCATAGGAAGGGCCGCGACTTTCGAGTTGCGGCCCTTTCGTAATTTGGGGCCATGCATTACGCCATTGATTACACCAGCTCGGCCACGCCTGCCGACATCATCACGACCGCTGACCTGAAGGCGCACCTTCGTGTGGATCACGACGACGAGGACACGCTCATTGAGGCGCTGCGCGAGGCCGCAATCGCCCACGTCGAGAATTTCTGCAACGTCAAGCTCGGCGATGTCACCGCGGTCATGTACCTCGATGGCTTCCCGATGTCGTGGGAAATCCCCGTCGGCCCGGTGCAGTCAATCGCAAGCATCAGCTACAACGAGACGACGACTACCACGCAAACGCTCGCAAGCACCGCATGGTATGCCGACCTCATCCGCCGACCTGCTCGCGTGTCAGTTATCAACCCGCCAAGCGTGGCCGACTATACGCACAACGGCGTGCAAATTGCTTGCACAATTGGCTATCCGGAAGCGGAAATACCTGCGCCCATCCTGCACGCAATCCGGCTCATCGTGGGTCATTTCTACGAACAGCGCCAGGAGGTCATTGTCGGCGTGTCAGCGATTGAACTGCCGTTCGGCATCCACGCGCTGCTTAACCCGTACAGAATCGTCAGCTTCAAATGAAATTCGGAAGAGCAGACCGCCGCATAACTGTCCAACGGGCAACGTATGCCGCCAACACCTACGGCGAGCAGGTGGCCACGTGGGCGACGCTCGCGAACGTGTGGGCTGAGCTTACGCGCATCTCAGGCGTAGGCGAGAAAATCGAAGGGGTGCAGGATGTAGCCGCGCAAACTATCACGTTCAAGGTGCGCAGCTCCACCACCTCGCGCACGTTCAGGGCTGACGATCGCGTGCGCTATAATGGCAAGCACTACGATATTACAGGCATCGAGGAAGTGGGCCGCAACGAGGCGCTGCTCATGCATTGCAAAACCACGACCACCTGATGGACTATTACGGCAAATACGGCAAGCCAGCGCCCAAAGGCAAGGCGACCGAAGCGGCGACAATGATAGCCAACACAAAGGCAATTGAGAAGAAATTTGCCGACCTCATGCGCGCAGTCGGCAGCGAAGAAAAGCAGCTGAAGATTCACCGCAAGGTCGCGCGCGTGGTGAAGAAAGCCCTGCGGCGGCAGATTGTGAACTACGACAAGGTTATTCGAGTGCGCAGGTCGCGCGGCGAGGACATCGACATTCAACCCGGCACGCTTAAGCGCTCAGTTGCATCGTGGCGGCTGCGCGGTGAAACATCCTACTGGGTAGGCCCGCGCGTAACGGGCCGCAAGGATATGCGCGACGGATGGTTTGCGGGCATTGTCGAAAGCGGCTTGCAGGAATTTGGCCCCGGCAAGAACAAAGGCGCGTTTGAGCGTGGCAAGCGGGAAAGTAACGCAAAGGCCCTGCGCCTACTTGAAAACGAATACAAGGCCGTGATTAAAAAAGCAGCACGATGAACGTAGGCAAAGCCATCTATTACCTGCTGAACAACAGCACCGACCTCGAGGCCGTAGTCGGCACCCGCATCTTCCCGGAGGTAGCGGAGCAGGACAGCGCTTTGCCGTTTGTGATGTACTCGGTCATCAGCAACGAGCCAAGCGACACGCACAGCGGTCCTTCGTTGCTTGACGTTGCCCAGGTGGACGTAATTGCGTACAACACGAGCTACAGCGGCTGCATCGACATGGGCGTCTACATCCGCGCCGCCCTGGACCGCGTCACAGGCACCTACAACGGCGTGAACGTGCAGTCATGCCAGTACAACTCCGAGGTCATCGACTTCGACGAGTACAAACGTGCCTACGTCATCACGCAGAGCTACGACGTGCGCATCAGCCGGACGGAGTTTGAGATTGCCCAGGGCACACCTGTCACGGGTGCGCAGCTTGGCGACCTGAGCGACGTTACCATCACCGACCCGCTCGAACACGACGCGCTCATCTACGACCCGGACACGGAGAACTGGGTAAACGGCATTCCAACTGATATTCCCGTCATAAACAAGACGACCAACACGCTCTA